TTGCTGTTGAAAAACGACAGAACACGCAAACAAAAAGGATCTGTGGGCAAAGTAAACTGACTGGTAAAACCAAAAGCAGGCGCAGCAGAGTCTTTAGCTAGCTCTGCGCGTGTAATCGCTACGTTCCAAGGGTGTGCGCGTAGAACAGAGTCACGCACAGTTTCAAAACGGCGGTTACACAATCTGGCTTCTTTAGAGTTTTCTGTGAGCGCGGTGATAGTTGCAGCGCCCAACAAATCCATCGCCTCATTACAAATATCGACCACGGAAGGCATAGCAGTATCACCCCTTTGCAAGTAAGAGGGGGCAATGCTGCCCCCCCAAAGTTTAGTTTACAACGTACTCAATCACGAATGAGAGGTCGCCTGCGGTATCACCCGCTGCGTCAAACAGCAGACCAATAAACAGGTACCCACCTGGGTCTGAAGATTGACCTGCATCCTCCCATACTCGCTGACCGAGCAGGTTGATGTTACGCGCCTCAAACGTGACGTCTGTGCCAACACCACCTACCGCAGCGCGGAGGTCAGTGATTGCAGATGCGTAGGCATCATCGTCAAGTGCAGTAAAAGTACCGTCACTCTCTGAATAAATGCCAACATCGCAAGTGTTGGTTGTGCCAGAATCGAGGTCATCATTGAAAAGTTTGATGCTCACGATTGCTGCGTTTGAAGGGATAGGAGCAAGCATCACTGTGTCGCTGGCAGAAAGATCGCCAGCAGCCAGTGCGATTGTTCCCATTGCAACGCGCTTTGTGCCGTGCAAAGTCCTAGCTGGAGATGCCACTTGAGGCAGTGCCAGCAGGTTGGACACGAGAGTCGTATTTACATTAGCCATTTTCTACTCCTCTCTTAGTCTGGGGTTTCATCACAGAAGATTTTGACAACCTTGGCTTCTTCCATCCGCACAGCACCAATGTCCATGCAGTAGTAAACCTGGGTCGCATAACCTTTGTCATTTCGCTCATCAATCCTAGCTTGTACATCTTTGCCAATACCAAGAGTGATACCATCTTCAGCCCATGCAAAGCAGGATCTGATGTCATTGGAATCAATATCCAGACGGTTGGTCATAATGAACTGGAAGCCCATGAAGGTATCCACATCACCCTGAACAAGTGCCTTGATAGTATTGAAGTCCGATGACGTTACCTGCGTTGTGCCAAGCAAGTCTTCGATCTGCTTTGGCCCTACAGCAATGTAGCGTGGGATTGAAGGATCAACGTCGTTCAGATCCATCTTACGCTTGGCTTCAGTGAGCTTTGCGATAGTCAGACCATCGTTTGACGATGCAGAGCCAACCATGTTGTTGGTGGCATCTAGGGTTGCCGAACCAGAACCTGTCTCACCAGTAGAGGCAGTGCCAAGTGCGGCAGTGATGATGACATCATCCATAGCGCGTCCCATCGCTGCGGCAGCAGCTTGCGCATAGCTAGATGTCGGGTCGATCAACATACGCACCTTGTCCTGGTCATCAATCAGGTCGGCAAATTCGTATGATGCAATCGAAAGACGACGCCTTTGATGTGGCGTGTCGATCTGTGGTGTATCGGCATGGCGGCTGCTACGCAGTTGCGCAGTCACACTACCGATCTGGTCTATGAAGGCGTTCTTACCTACAACAGTTTCCAAGCGCACCGCATCCCGCAGACGAGAACCCATCTGCTGAGATAGCATCTGCACATTGGCAGAATACTGTTGCACAAACGCCGTGGTGATTTGTGTGGACATGCTGTCCTCCTCTCACACGGTTTCGTTTACACTAATGTCGGTGCGCTACCCTTTCGGACGCTCCTGGCTTTTTTAGCGCTTGTGGCGCTGCCGTCTTTCCGACTGCCAGCAGGACGTTCTTTGCCGCTACCCTGCATCACCCACTCAAAGTATTTATCTGCGAGTAGGTGAGGTTCCAAAACGTCACGCGCACTACCAAACTCGATTGCGTAACGTAAACACTCTAAGCGTATTTGTATCAAGTCATTCTGTTCCATGCAATACGCCCATAAGCACATTAACCCGTTCTATCGCTCTTTCTCGCGCTACAGGGTCTTTTCTGTTCATATAATCAGGGCCGCGCATGATCGCATCAATTTCTTGCTGTGCAGACTGACGAGACTGCAAACTGGTTTGCGCAGCATCAGAAACGGTATCCTCGCTTGTAACACTACTGCGAAACTCTGCCATTTTTGCAAAGGCGCGAATAAAGTCAGGATGATTTCCAACCTTTGTGCCGTCTGCTAGTTTCATATCTAGCAACTCACCGCCACCAAATTGTTTTGCAACCTTCCCAGCATCCGTAAGTTTTGCATCAAACTCCTCCCCCCACTCTTGACGCAAGGCCATTTCAGTAGAGTTTCTTTGCTGGGTTTCTGCTTGAACACTGCTTTCAGAGGCTGCGGATGCCATGCCCCTATAATATTCTAGTATTCCATTTGCCTGATCTGGTGTTAGCCGCAGGCTATGAGCCATCTCTGCATAAGACTTTGCGCCATCTTCAGAAATCAACACGCCATCTGGCGCTATCTCATAACCCTCCGCGCTTTCTGGTCTGCCCAACTTATTATAAATATTATCTAGGTCTGCGTCTGTTGGGTTTGTTGGGAACGGCAGTTTATCTGCGCCAATCAAACGCTGCGCATTTACATATGATCTAGCAAGATTACTAACGTCTTTTATAGGATTAAGACTTGGATGTTCTCTTAGGTCTTCTGGTATCATTGATAAGAAATCGTTACCAGACCCGCCTGATGCAATCTCTGCTGGTGTTTCCAGCGGTGCTGCTTCTGGCTGGGCTACCTGTTCGATAGCTTCCTCTGACATGGTTACTCCTTAATCATCATGTTGTGGATATGGAGAAGAACGGCACGCTTGCCCTCTTCAAAGGCTGTGGCATTAGGATCACCTGCCACATAGCTTGAGGCACGCCAGTTTGAACGCGCCTCTAAGTCCCGCAAAACTTTTTGACCATGTTCTGTATCAAAAGTCTCACGATACATAAACTTTAACTCATCTATTTCCTTCACTTAGAAACCATCCTTACTGCCTGCGCTGCTTGTGCTGTTGCTGCTACGTCCTCTTGATCTCGCTGACGTTGCAACGCTTCTTGTTGCGCTTGCTGTCTTTGCTGACGCATTTGATCGACTTCACGCTGGGTCTTCAAAGTGACCTTTGGCACCCCTAGTGAATCTGTGATATGGCGCACCAAGCCATCAGGGTCAATGTGATCTGCAACAGGCAACCCTTCTGCAAGTGGCAGTAATATTTCAAGCGCCCTCATAGTATTGTTTAGGCCGCTAGACTTCTGCGCCCTAGCCAATGGCGATACATATTCTACATCTATATCAATACCCTGAAGCACCTCTGGAGCAGGCGCTAACATATCAGCGCGTAGCATCAAAGCAAACACACGGTCAATCAATGGTCGCAACAACTCATTCATCAACCTGCCAAGCACTGGCCCGATCACACGCATGCGCTCTTCTTGACGCTGTATGACCTCTGTTGCTGTCATCTGCGCAGAACCTGCCGTTAGTATCTGGTCAATATAGAACGCCTGTCTTATAGCAGCCCTGCGCTGTTCCTCCATGCTCAAGCCAATAGGAATGTTTGCGCCCGTGTTTAGAGGAGTGATTGTCTCTCTTGTGCCAGCGCGGAAGAAGTTTAGGCCACCTGGTTGTGTGCGTATTGGCAAAATGAAACCATCATCAGGCACAAGTAAAGGTGGGTCTATTTGCTTTTGAGCAGCTTGAATGATGGTCTTAGACATCAAGTTTATCATCTTAACATCTGGCAACGCCGTCATTGCAGGCGACCTGCCCATCACCTCACCAGTTGCCTTGAGGAAACGCGGCACAACATATGGTAGTTCTTCAAAGCCACCCTCACTAATTATCATCTCTGATTTTTTACAAATATACACCGACATAAACGGCATATTCAGATTGTTTGGCTTTGTAACATCTCTGTCAGTGCGTGGCGATACGACATGAAGTATCTCTACTTCTTCGTCAGGCTTTTTCTCAAATTTCTTGCGGATAAAATCACCAACATTTTCTAAACCAAAACGCTCTACTGCTTGCTCTGCCGTTGACTCATACAGACGATACACTGTGTCAACCATGCCGTACTGATCTTCTGACACATAAAACTCAGATATGTGGCGCGTGCTAAAACGTAGCTTGTCTCTGTCCATCTCGCAGAACATGCAGGCTGTGCCAAAAACAACAAGGTCAACATACGCTTCATGCACTTCTGTTTCAAAGTTTGACCTCTGAAATGCCTGCATCATGCGCATGCTTGTGTCTTGCAACCAGCCGCGCACCTCATCGTCACGATTGAGAGCTTCGTTCTTGATGTCCAAATGAAACCACGGCGATGCACCACTTGTAAGCATGCCATGAAGAAAAGCAGCCATCAGATCAATCGACTGCAAAGCGGTGCCGTCGTAAATCAACTCCATCCGCTTTTCACCACGGGAGCGTTTCTTTACAACGTCAGACTTGCGAGGCAGCATGTAGTCGGCAAGTTCTTGGTAGTGAGTGTCCCAGTTGTCTCGCTTGTATTTGAGATGATCGTATCTCTTAATGATTTCTGCTGCTTCTTTTGCCATGTCTAACCCATCAATGTTGGTGTGCCATCAGTTGTTTTTTTTGGGCCAAGCGCACCTGCAACGATTGTTGATCCGCGACCACGACGCCGCCCCATCTCTTCTCGTTGCGCCTCTTCAGCCATAGCTCTTGCGCGACCAACATCTGGCTTTGGCGGCACTGGTGGCGGTGGCGGTGGTGCTGGCATTTTTGGTGTTAGAAAACTCATATGTTGCTCCTATTCATAAAGGACTCCCCCACCCTCAAGCAAAGTGCCTGCGGCTCCAGGCTTTTTAGAGCGTGTCGGTGTTCTTCTACCACGCGCAAGGCCTGCGTTTGGATCGTCTGGCACTACCTCGGGCGTTATCTCTGGTGTGACTTCTGGAGTTTGATCTCCAAAAATTGTTTCAACAATCTCTCCACCTATTTGTTGTATTGGCTGTTCAATAACCTCTTCAAATGCCTCATCCAAAAGACTTGGTATATCTTCAAGAGGCTCAACAATATCTGCTGCTATTTCTTGTGCGCCCTCCAAAATGTCACCGCCAACCTCTGCAACGGGTTGACCCACTTCCTCAACAATAGTTGTAGTCAGGTCTAGGGCAGGTTGAGCTACATCTAATATTGTTTCGGGAGTCTGCGCAACAGTCTCTACCGCCTCTTGCACAACGTCAGTTACTGGCTCTGCAACCTCTGTAACTGTTTCAGCAGTCTCACCAGTAACATCAATAGCAGGCTCTGCTACTTCTTCAACAATCTCTGTTATTGGCTCTAAAATTTTTTGAACAGGGCCACCCATTACCTTCTCCTAAACATGGAAAGGATTGTATTCACTGATCGCAACCTTTTGTGAAGGGCGTCCGACACTCGCCCTATTCTCCAGCCCAATAGCCAAATACCTAAACGAATCCGCACAATGAGAAGTGTAGTCGTGGCGCGGATGGTCGCGGAAAACCTTTCTCCTATCGTCCCAGTCTTGGCGGTACTGTCTAAGCATTTCCAGGCCATCTCTGCATCTATCCTTATCAAAGTGGCATTTAGGTATCAATAAACGCGCAGCATTGATGCCATCAGCTACTTTCATTTTCGGTATAACACGAAAACGTATGCCAAGCGAGTATGCAGTTTCTAATCTACTTTTACCAGACCCTAACTCTCTTACCTCAATATCATGTGGCGCAAGGTGATCTCCATAGTAATAATCTTTTTGCTTGAGAATGTCAGCATAGTGGTCAAGTCCCACGCCTGAACTCTCGTAGTAATCAATAATATTTACCGCGCCGCTACGGAAAACTTGCGCAAACCAGATAGACGTTGAATCATTTATACCCAGATCCCATGCTGTATGCACAGGATATGCAGGGTCATATGGAACCCGTGTAACCCTTCCACTATCATCGGCATCAACCAACAGCTTTGCATAATACGCTCCAACAATAGCTGCTGTGAAAGAACACTCATACTCCTGTTCATACTGCTCTGGAGTCATTTGATCTCTGGCAGCTTCTAGCTCTTCTGCCTTTACAAGATTACTCTCAGATGCCTTTACAACTTTGTGATACCACTGGTCCGAGCCATTCTCCTCTTCTGACCTAGCTTGTTCCAATAGATCAAAAAAATGATTATGTCCCGCTGGGGTGCCTAAAAATACAGCCGCACCTTCCCTATCAGACAGGGCAGGACGTACAACCTCCCCCCACACCCTGGGATTTTGCATGCCAAATTCATCGAATACACATAGATCAAGATAGATACCTCTCAAGCTGTCTGGGTTCTCAGCAGACAATAGCATCAGCCTGCCACCATTTGGAAAGTCTACACGCAACTCAGTCTCATTGAAACTAACGCCAGGAATGACAGAGGCATAATACTTTACATAATCCCAAGCAATACGC